GACCATGTTTCTAACAATCACTATGATTCGTACATCAACTAAACAACGAGGGAGAAATAAATGGACTTAACAATATACAAGCAAATGCCTGATCTGCCAAATACAGATATAGATTTCCTTAACGACTTAGACGATACGTTACTAGGCAGACCAGCAGAAGATTATGAGTGCGAAGAACGTATGAGAATACGTCAGGAGATAGAAGATGAGGAAGAATCAGAAGCGCAGTACCAGCGTGATTTACGTGAATTTAAACTCTCAAGGAGAATATGGTGATCGATAAATGGGCTATGGCTGAAATGACTTATGTTCTGCGTTTGATGGTAGATAAGTTTGAACGTAGAGAATTAGCACCTGATGAGCAAAATGTATTAATGATGGCTTATCAGGCTTTAAGAATACCGTCACGAGAAGTTCACGAGATGGCAAACATGATGGAGGACATGGAATGATTAAATGGCTTGATGAGCATCAGTTGGTTATAATCGCAGTCTTGTTTTTTTTATGGGTAGTATGTTCAAGTTTTGATTAATTCAGGAGATAAATAAATGGAAGATTTTAAAGTTTACGCTAAGTTACAAAAGTGCCGTGTAGAGTTGCAGAACATGGAGTTGAAGAAGTCAGGACACAATAAGTTTGCCGGATACCGTTACTTTGAACTAGGTGACTTCCTGCCAGCAGTTAACACGCTATTCGACATATACGGATTATGTTATTCGCTACAGTTTGACCGAGACATGGCAAATATGTTTGTGGTGGATGTAGATACAGGTAACTCAATTAAGTTTTGCTGCCCAATGGAATCAGCAGTATTAAAAGGCTGTATGCCAGTTCAGAATCTGGGCGCAAGTTTGACCTATATTTCTCGCTACCTACTTTGCCTTGCGATGGCCGTATCCGAGCATGACTCGGTAGATGCCTCTGAGCCTTTAAAAGAGAAAAAGACTATATCCGCTACAGATGGCGCAAAAGATGCCTTAGATGCCCGTTTAGCAGCCTTAGTGGACAAGTTATCGAGTCATATTCAAGCGCAATACGATGCAGGTAACGAGTGGGCTGCGTTTGAGGCGTGGGACTTGCGAGATCAGACTACTTATGACGTTGACGCATCAACAGCAGTCTGGGCGCAATTAAGCAGTAAATGTAGAAGTACAATTAAATTAATGAATAAAGAAGCTAATGGAGAATCTAAATGATTGAAACTAAATATGAAGCACGACCAGGCACTTTCTCGCTGTTCAAGAATCAGGAGAAAAAAACAGATAAGCATCCCGATTACAAAGGTGACGGTAAAGACTTAGAAGGTAACGAAATCTGGGTTAGTGCTTGGCTCAAGGATAGTAAAGTCGGCAAGTTTATGAGCTGCTCGTTTAAGTTAAAAGACGAGAAGCCTAAAGTAGAAAAAGAAAAGTTTTATGACGATGACTTAGATTCTGCGCCATTTTAATGTTTAGTCCAGCCAGAGGTGACTTATAACACTGGCAGCAGGGGCTATCTGTCTCCTTCGACATCACTCTCGATAGTGACCCTGCACCTACAAAGGAAAAATATGAAATTGCTTGATTACTTACAAAAGACTTACGACATTAAGAATGACCGTCAACTAGCGTTAAAAATAGGATTTAGTACACCAACTCTGTCAAAGATTCGTACAGGTAAGTACAAGGTTAGCGCAGACATGATTATCGCTATACACGAGACGTTTAAGATGTCAATCAAGGAGATAAAGGCTTTACTATGAGAATATGGTTTTTGCTAGGAGTTAGCTTGATGCTGCTAGGCATTACGTTAGCAATACAAGATCAACTAGAGCATGAGTACGAACGTGGATTCCAAGACGGACTACACGCTTTAAGTACCAAGAAAGTCGATAATATTTGTATGCAGTGGTGGTTTCAGTCTGATCTGGAAGCAGCTAAAAAGAGAGCTTGTGGTAAGTAATTAAACCTTAATCACTTGCCCTCTAAAGTAAACAAGTCCTTCATCCTCATCAATAACTTCAATTAACTCTGGAGGCATTAACTTGCCTTCATAAAATGTTAATACAGCAGCTCCAGAACGATGGTTCTTAGGTGCATCTTCTGAATAGCTAAAAGCATCAGCATCAACTGGAGCTAATGTGCCTGTATCTACACCGTATCTAGTGCCACGATAATCAGTGAATGGCGTACATTTTAATGAGTGCAAATGACCAGTGACCATTGAAGCACCTGATTTTAAAACGTTGTTATAAATAGCATGAACTCCATTGTGGTAGCGATGCTTAATCATAGTGTGATCGTTAATCATTAGTGACATCGAGAATCGCCACATCGGAAAATGTTCAGCTAAACTCATACCCATAACACCCTTGAAGGTATCGCCAACTTGTTGTTGGAGCCTAGCATTAAAACGAAGGTCGTGATTTCCGTAGCAAAAATGTAACTTAGCTCCTACAGCAGCTTTTTGTATTTCCTCTAGCCTGTCCTGACACGCCTCTAACTCTTGTTTTACCGATGGAAGTGATTGCCATGTACCACCTGCCGGATGACGGCTAATAGAAGCACCGTCAAAAGCATCCCCATTAATTACGATGATTTTAGGAGATAGCTCTTTAGCAAGTTTTACGAAAGACCTGTGAGCTGTGGAAATAATGCCAGGCCAGTAATGGCAGTCAGAAGCCACTAGAACGACTCCAGAGTCAATTTCTGTGGTTGCCCTAACTCCGTTAACAGGATAGAAGATTTTAGCGTCTGGGCTGTTTTTAGCCACTCCTGCGAGCTTAATTCCTTGACGAGCTTCTATACTGCGTCTGCGCTTGTGGACATTACGAACGTCTATCTCTAAATGATCCGCAACAGCTACAGCACTGCCTAATTTACCCCACAAAGCAATAAACTCAGATTCAGTCGTTCTCATAAGTCCTCTAGGAAACGTAACGCACGAATTCACCACACCATTCATTGGTAGAGGTTAGTGCAAAGGAAAAGGAAACACCGCCATCAGATTCAGGCAGTAATGTAGGTGGGAGTCGGTGACATTCGCCTAAGTCACCTTCTTTATCTGGCACAAAGAAAGCACACGTTCGGCACATCGGCATACAATCGTCAGGAATCTTAGAGGCATTTCCTTTTTTCGACATCTTGCACAACCTTTTCTAGTTCTTCAATACGATATTGCTGGTACTGAATTATTCTATTGAGTTCGTTATACAAAGCACGAGTATTGTTTACTTCTTCTTTCGATAACAATAGATTGCCATTATCATCTAAACTTGCAGCAGTTGCAACACTAGCAATTAAAAATAAAGCAATCCATTTCATATCTAACTCCTATAAGTATCACGCTCATGTGTCCTGCGTCTTACAAGACCTTTGAACTCTTTACCTGCTGCAAAGCGATATAACATGAAAGCATCTGCTGCACCATCAAAGTCACCTCGATTATGTCGCATACGGATACTGGACTTCTGTAACGCTCCTAGCCCTGCGTTAAAAGCAAAGCTGACCAAAGCGTCAAACCGCCCTTGAGTAAGATTATTAGGGCAAAGACGTAGTACGCCTCGCTCAAAACGTGATAGATCGTCCTGCAATACTTGATCCACTTCTGCATCTGTAAGAGTCCTATTCCATTCTGCTGGACATGGTAATTTACCTGCTGCTTTTGCTTCTTTACGTTGGTCTAGCGTCATCTTTTGTTGCTCAATTGGTGCAATTAAATGTCCAACACCAGTAGTCCAAAGTAGAACAACATCGAGGTAAGGCTTCTTCCTTACCCCCTCGTGATGAGCCATTACTTCTCTGGCTTTTGGTGACATGTTCATTTTAATTTACATTTATCAAAGTGATAACGCCTCATATTTCCACCACCACCAGATTTATTGCAATGTGGGCAAACAACTATTTCTCTTTTGCCTTTACATGATTCACTATGTTTTTTAGCAAAATTAGGATTAGACAATCTTTTTTTAGAGCCAACTATATATTTTTCTGGATTACGCTTTGTACCAGTAGAACCGTTAGCGTGAGGAGCTAAGTTATATAGCCAATTAGAACCCCATGCTGCTTTTAAAAGAGCAGTTTCAAATGATCTTGCTTCATCAATGGTATCTACTTTTGCAATAATCTGAAAATCAAAGTCATTTACATTTTTTCCTTTTAATGAAGAAATCATGCTTTTATGACCGCATTTAATATGTGACCTATGATGAATAATTCGTCTTTCTACATTTGAACTGCTACCAATGTAGATTTTATTTTCAACTTTGTTTATTACTGCATATACGCCTATTGTCATTTTTTAAACGCCTGTGCGCCAAAATGGAAGGCAACGATTGAACTCCAGATAATCTGAGTTTCATCATCCCATAACGCATTTAAAGCTGTTTCAAAAGATACGCCAGTATGTATAGCATAGTAAAAGCCAAATACATCAACAAACACTAATAATGCAAACATACCGAAAGTGATAGCAGGTCTTACCATCGCACGAGCATTAATTACCCACTGAGACGCACCTTTACCAATCTCTATATCGTGAGCATATAAAGCCTGACGTTCTTGTACGTTAGCTTCAATCTGTAAATGCTGTGTATGAATTTCTTCAATACGTTCCTGAGCCTGAAACCCTGCTGCCTGAGATTTAAACTGCTGATCTAACTGCATCTGAGCTAACTGTAGTTCGTGTTTCTTATCCTGTCTATCCTGAAAGAAATCTAATAGCTTAGGTAAACCACCAGTTAAAAACGAAATTATCGTAGAAAATAAAGTAATCATTAATCTCTCCAGTGAAACATACTATAAATAAAATACAAGATAGCCGTAGCGCAAGCAGTGCCTACTACAGCCGCAATAATGTTTTGAATTAGCTGAATCCTCTCAGCCTTCTTCCTAGCGATCTCACGTAACCTAACTCTAGCTATACGAGCTTCTTCTTCAGCTTCTTCTTTAGCAGCAGCTACGATAGCGTCCCTACGAGCGCACATCTCCTCGTATAGACCAGTTTCTTCTGAGTTATTGTAGATAAGCATTTCACGTAGCTCGACCTCTAGTCGATACAGCTTACGTGATGCAAAGGTAGCGTCTAGTGCTTGTTTAGTTGCTTGCGATAACGAAATATTAGGATTCTTCTTGGCTACCGTATCAACAACAGCAACAGACTTAATTTCGGCTTGTTTTTCAAAGAACGTAGAGATGTCGTGATAACACTCTTGTATCTCTTTTCCTAATGCGATGGCTCTCTTGACTCCAGCAACAGCAGCCTCCGCAGCAGCAAAGGCTACCGCTACTTCAATCATTTTGGTAATTGTCCGTTAGAGCCTAGCCACATTAATATAAATAAAGCACCCGCACCAACTATCCAGAATATCTTCTTAACTACAGACTTACCGACTTCCTCGTAAATCTTCTTAAATGCTACCTCAGCAGCACGTTCTGCAATAGCTTCTATTTGAGCGTCAGATAAGTTGATGTCAGACATTATTCTCTACCCATAAACAAGTTTCTTCATCTAACGCATAATCTCCTTCTGGCTTAGGAGGGATGAAAGCGTCACGTTCTACATCGTATGTATAACCGATACCTGCATAATTCTTGCGTAGTGGACGTCCTTCTGGATGTTGACCGCCATGCGTATTGTAGCTTGTCTGAATCCACTCACCAGGAGATGAATCTACAAACGTATCAAAAAACTCCGGTTCAGCAACAATAACCTGAGTAACAATTCCATTAGTAACTCGTGCAAAATGCGCCATAATTAAGCCGTAAATGTCCCAGAAGATAAAAATGTATGGATAGTGTAATTACCAAATGTTGTTACTGTTCCACCAGTTCCACGTTGCGGGCCTTGATACCTAATAATTACAATGCCCGAACCGCCAGACGCACCAGCCGTTAATGCACCAGTAAACACTCCAGCCCCACCGCCTGATCCTGTGTTTGCTGTGCCAGCAGTTGATGGATTTCCGGCAGCCCCGCCACCTCCTGAGCCGCCTGCCGCACCAGTTCCTAAGTTTGACCCAGCTCCACCGCCTCCTGCTCTAAATACAGCAGATCCATTAGCAGAACTTGATTTTCCAGCACCTCCAACCCCGCCAGCCCCTGAGCTTCCGTTGTTACCTACAGCTCCGGAACCCCCGCCTCCACCTGCTCCATAAGCAGACGCAGAATTACTTGCTATGCCTCCAGCAAATCCTTGTCCAGTAGTGCCAGATCCAGCCACATTGTTTGTATTTGAGCCACCACCCGCACCACCTCCCGACCCACCAGATCCGGCTGCCGATGTTTGTGCGTGTTTACCGCCAAAACCACCGCCATTAGAAGTTATTGTTCCAAAAACAGAATCCGAACCTACTACGCCAGGATTACCGCCTAATGCACCACCTGCTCCACCAGCACCTACTGTCACAGTGTATGGAGTACCTCCACTTACAGAAAGAGGTGGTTCACCTACTGAATTAGCACCTGAAGTTTCTCCAGAGATAGATGATCGGTAGCCACCCGCACCCCCACCCCCACCGGAACCAGATCCACCGCCTCCACCTCCAGCAATAACAAGATACTCAACTGAATAAGTTTTACCTTGATTAGACTGATACCACGCAGTACCGTCAAACCACTCTGGAAAGCCAGTTGTCGTGTTGTATCCCATCGTGCCAGTAGCAGGACTCGCAGGTCTAGCAGCAGTAGTCCACGATGCGTTAGTTATTCCGTTATCACCACTTAGCGTAATAGGCATTATTCATCCGATGAAATAGGAGTATTACCTGCCTCAACCCAAGCCTTAAATTCTGGATAATCTTCTGTGCAAGTTAAACGACATAAACCATCATCATCTATACGAGCATATCTTTGTTCTTGACCGTTTTCAGGCTTAAGTATTTTATAAATCATAGTTCAGCACTCCAAGCAAGATAAGCAGACGCACTTCCAGACCAAAGCATTGCTCCTTGACCAGCAGTTAATCCAGACGCAACTATGAAGTTAGTGTTTGCTGAAACATCTGTGCTTGTTGAAAATGTTGGAACTGATGAGCAAACAGTTTCAGTAGCTCCAT